GGATTTGAACCTGCGATCTCCAGCTTATGAGACTGGCGAGGACGACCGGACTCCTCTACCCCGCAACAAACTTGGCACCGTAGACGGGAATCAAACCCGCCGCATCTTCATAGACAGTGAAGTATCACCATCAGGTGAACTCTACGGTATAAAACTTTCCCTGGTACCTAGAACAAGAATCGAACTTGTGATGGCCGGTTATCAGCCGACTGTTATGCCATTTAACTATCCAGGTAAAAAATACTTGGCGCGACATAGGGGTTTCGATCCCCTTACCTCAGCAGTGACAGTGCTGTGCTCTCCCGATTGAGCTAATGCCGCAAATTGTTTATGATGTGTCTGGTCGCCATCTCCAGATGAGTCTCCGCAGCCGCATGGAGACGCAGCCCGTACACACTATAGCCACAATGAATTCACATCATATTGAAATACACTACCATCTCCCTCTCACATTCTCTATATCTTGGGGAGTCATCACCTTGTGTTCGCATTGATAACATCGAAGAATGATCCATGTTATCACGGGTGGTCGCCTTACGAGCGATAATAATATACTTCAATATGGTGCCCCAGGATGGAATCGAACCACCACACCCTGCTTACAAAACAGGACCTCTACCACTAAGGATACAAGGGCATTGTTGGAGCGGGATGCCGGAATCGAACCGGCAACTCTTACTTGGAAGGAAAGTGTTTTACCACTAAACTAATCCCGCATGCGTTTATTATAACATAAAGACTTTTTAAAGTCAACGCCATATTTAAACATATTGGAAATACTGAGGGGCGTATCCGAGAGCCGTTAGGCAAAGGTATTACCCCATGTTCAAGCCAACATGCTTAAATATGGCACTCGATAGGGGAGTCGAACCCCTCTTCTCAGGTTGAAAACCTGATGTCCTAACCGATAGACGAATCGAGTATGTGATCCAAATTGTGAATGATCGTTGTTCCGAAGAACGTTTTTACTAAAACAGCACCAACTTAGTTGGTATGCCAAAAACTTCTAACCCAACAAAAAACCCCCGGAAACTTGCGTCTTCGGGGGTCCTTAGAAAGAATCTAGGTGTATACTTACACTAAACTTATCCTTTAGACCCCGCAACCCCAATACTTGGGGTAAAGCAATCCCATGAGCCATTATTATGCTCAGCGGGCTGGCGATATGTCGCCAAGAGGTTTAAAGAAATTGTTTTCATGTTAGTATATAGCTAACTTTCTAAGGTTGAAGACGTCAGAAACAAAATATTTCTAATTTATTTCTGTCTAAGTGTCTATTGTAAGATAATTTATCGAACAAGTCAACGGTTTTTTAAAATTATTTTAAAGATTTTCGTAGTAGCTAATTTTGACACCAGCTTCTTCAAACATCTTTAAGGACACATCAACACTGTTGTGCACCCTATTGAGATCTGGTTTAATCGTTACGACTTCCTTGATCCCTTTTTGAATAATTCCTTTTGCACACTCGTTGCATGGGAATAGCGTACTATACAACGTTGCACCCTTAACGTCAACATAAGCATTATCTAGTGCATTACGTTCAGCATGTGATACAAATTTGTATTTTGTCTCTTTATCTGCGTATCTCTCAGTGAGATCTTCGACCCCACGCGGAAATCCGTTGAATCCGAGACTTAGTACTTGTTTATCATCGTTTACAATACAAGCGCCAACCACAGTAGAAGGGTCTTGCGACCATCCTGAAACATGCTCAGCTAACTCAAAGAAACGTGAATGCCATTTGTTATTCATTACGGTCAATTATATACATCTCAAAAATAAAGTCAACAGGCTTTTATTTCTTACGGCCTATGTTGTACTTGGCTACTAATTCCCACTGGTCCTTTTCTTTAAAGGCTAGGACCTTGATTTGAGATAGAGGAGCGACTGGCGTTGCACTCTTGGTTTCCTCAACCAATGTGACCAATCCCCACTCCGCCATCAAGTTGGCAATCGTATTACGGCGTGACAGATCATCTTCTGAAATGTCCGTCGGTTTGCCATCTAAGGCAAATAATTCTTTGAAGTGTACAATGTAGTAACGCCCCTGCTTATGCAGGATATGGCATGACTGATAAAGTTTCTGATCTTTTTTTGATGCAACTCCTATCCGTGTCAGTGTTTCACGAACCTTCAAGAAGTCATCTTCATTGTTTAATTTTACTTCGACTAAGCTATCGAGTATTGTCATCCTCAACTCCACTTTGTAATGTTGTTTTTATCATGGATAGTTGTTCAACTGATAGCAATGGTAACACTTGTTTAGCTTTATCAATCCCATACGAGAAGTATTGCATTACAAGTTGGAGATCACTATCTTCCCTCTTTGCCCATTTGGAGAATCTCTTCCCTGGACGAATGCTATTTAGCAGATAGTGAAATTGGGGTTTATTGTCGAGGATGTGATGTATGTTCATATGGTTAGCATACATCACAGTGTCTGGAAAGTAGGAAAGTGCACGATTAACAACAAACGGCACATACCCCTTCTCCGCGAGCTCATCATTCTCAGTACCTGTCATAATATCTTTTTTAGACAGGTTGATTGCATTTACAAAGTCAAACGGGTTCATTGCGTTAGCATCCTTACCAAGCCAATTGTGTCGATAGTTGTCAGCAGGATGTAGTTAGCCAGCATCCCAAACGACTTTCGAGTGTAAGCAGCCCAAGCGTAGATAGCACACCCAGTGATCCAGATAGGATAAAGGATAATAAGAGGCGGTGTCGGTACTGTCGTCGCCATAGTAATTGAACACCCAATACTAATAGCCCAAGCGAGCAACTCCATACAAAAGCGTAAAGGGTGAGTTCTATAATCATCCTTAATCCATCCAAAGGTGTTTATTAAAATGTCGTTCATGCTTAGTCTTACACCAATTCTTCTAGGATACCTAGGAGTTCTGCAAATATCAATAACGCACCAGCAGTAACTAGATGTCCTCGAACTAATGCAATACCTGCACCGATTCTAAACCCACTCTTTACGAGGCTTACATAAAAGTGACCCTTGCTAGGATCCTTTGGCTGAACTTCGAAACCTTCTTCCATTACTTAAACTCACATTCTACCATTACTTCGGTTAAGAAGGCGACCATGTTGATTTCACTATCAGCCACGAACGCTTGTTTATATTGATACTCAGCGATCAACAAGACCAACTGAGGGATAGACGCAGTCTTCATCATCTCTGATGCTGTGTCATAAAACTTACGGAAAAGCACTACTGGATCAGTATCCAAGTTCTCACCGACCCATTTACGTACGTGAGTGAAGTCTTTAGTCTTCAAGTAGCCAATGAGCTCTTTTAAAGACGTTTCCTGCACGTTTACCAGGATACCGGCATCAATCTTGCCCGTTGCACTGTAACGCTGAAGTTCATTCAATGTACGGCGGAAATCAGGGAAGTGTTTCTCAACAACAGCTGCAACAGCCTTCGGCTCAGCCGTCACATTCTCTTGATTAAGAATATCAATACAACGCTTATAGAATCCTGCAGCCATCTTTGGCTTTTCGACGGACGGGATCGTAAACTCAACTACACTACAACGTGAGTGCAATGGTTCGATGATTCGGTTCTTAAAGTTGCAAGTAAGGATGAATCCACAGTTCTTACTGAACTCTTCCATAAAGTTACGAAGAGCTGGTTGTGTGGAATTAGGATTGAGGTAATCTGCTTCATCTAAGATCACATACTTGCGACCGCCAGAAAGAGACACACTCGAAGCGAAGTTGGAAATATCGTTACGCAAAGTATCAATGTTTCCATTCATACTGCCGTTAATAACGATGTAGTCACAACCAAGTTCTTCCAACATAGCACGTGCTACTGTTGTTTTGCCCGTACCAGCTTTACCACTAAGCAAAAGGTTTGGGATTACGCCATCATCGACGAATTGCTGAAATACAGCTTTAAGGGAATGCGGTAGAATCGCATCACTAATTGTCTTCGGACGATATTTCTCGACCCAAAGAAAGTGTTCACCCATCATAATAAAAAACTCCTCAATTTGACTGACGATCTAACTCCTTCAGTCGTTCAATTTCAATTCGTAGTTCTGCAACTACGTCAGCATTATAATCATAATGAATAAGCGAGGCTACGACTTCTTCCAACTCGCAGATTTCGTCTTGTACTCGCCGATCCATATTATACTCAGTCTTTATGAGATTTGTCAACTTTAGCGTGTCGTGCCGCTTCGGCTGCGAGTTCAGCTTGGATTGCTCCACGCTTAAAAGCACCACGTGCGTGGCGATCAACAATCGTCGCCATCAAGCGCTTAGATTGTTTGCTCAACTTAAATGTTGAAGTTGGTTTCATTAGTTTCCTGCCTCAAAAGAAGAATTAGCTTCAGCAACGATCCAGTAGTCAACATCTTCACCTTTAAAATGAGAGATGCCCTTGCTAGAAATTGCTACATCATAATCACCCATAATAACCTTGATGTTTTCTGATTTGAAAATCATCTTGAACTTATGGGAGGTAGTACCGACTTGAACTGCGAAGTTGTCGCCGGATGGGTTTTTAGAATCGATAGCTTCTACAAACACTTCAGATCCATTACCGACGATAGCAAGTTCTGGCATCTTCAACACGCCCATCGCTTTTTGAACGCGATCGAGTGTAGCTTGTGTTAACTGAAATTCGATTTCAGGATTGTCAACCTTAGGAGTTTTATCCGAAGCTTGTACGATCATTTTAGGATCAGCAAACGTGTAGTTAACACGCTGATTACCATCCTTAATAGTCATAAAGCGTTCTTGCACTGTTAGTGCTGGCTTTTCAAACAAACTAAGCACACTGAGGAATTTGCTGAGATCGTAGATCGCAAATTGACCCTCGACATCTTCCTTCAACTTAGCATGAGCCAAGATTGTTTTGTTGGGTGACATGGTTTTAAGCACGTCACCTGGACGGAACATGATCGAAGGGTTAATCGATGCAAAGTTCTTGAGGATAGAAAGGGTTCTGCCTTCAAGTTTCATAATATAAATTCTCCTGGTTTACTTCTTTGATTTGTTTAGTTTGCCGACGTCTGCTGTAGCAGATGCACCGATCGATGCTAGGTCAGCCAAGCTACCGCCAAAGACGTAGCTACCAACGTGTTGCAATTGCATCCATGGGCAGAACCAAACTCGGCCACCCATCTTCTCAACGTTGTAGCAGAACATATAGTCTTCCGACAAATAACGCTTAGATACTGGATCGATGATACAATCGAAGTATGCAATGATCTCACGTGTACCATCGAAGTGTTCTGTACGAACGTGATCTGGCTTATAAGATTGATGTGGGTATGCTTTTGCATAGTCCTCGAATGTCTTGCGACGAACCATCATGAAGCCTGTACCGATTTCCATCACCTCGACAGGAGCGCCGATTGGGATTTCTTTTTGTGAGCCCTTAGGGTTAAACACATAGTCGCCGACGAACTTCTCGAGTACGTTAGGATCCTTGTCTGCAACACCTTTGTCGACAGCCATCTTGATCTTTTCCCAAGAGATGCACTTCTTAGGGTATGGTCCACCCATAACATCATAAGGGCTTTCTTCCGTCATCATCGCCAACAACGCAAGGACGTCTTGAGGATTGAAACCGATGTCTGAGTCGATAAACATCAAGTGGGTTGCACCAGAGCGCAAAAACTCATCGACGCAATAGTTACGAGCGCGTGTAATCAACGACTCGTTAAACAAGAAGTATAGTTGTAGTGGGATTTGGTACTTAGCACAGATTGCTGACAGATCAGCGATCGAGCGAGTGTACATACCAGCACATGCACCACCATACATTGGAGTTGCTACAAACAGTTTAAGTTTTTGCAACTCAGAGATTTCTACTTTAATTTCCATGATCAATTCACTCCATATTTGTTATCATGCGTTTTACCAATACCATAGTCACCATCATATTTATGCAACGCTTCAGCATTAAACGATAGATATTGTCCAATACGCGTACCTTGCTTGATACGAGCATTGCCAATGTTGACGTGTAGTACGCCAGCCATTACACCATGATAACCAGAATCATACAGACCAGAAGTCAGGAACAAACCATTACGGTTCAACGTAGAGCGAGTAATGACCCAACCAGCTTCGTTGTCGCCGACGTGGATGATGTTCTCCATCACAACCTCATAGCTACCTTGAGGTAGGTTAAAATAACCTTCTGGATCTGGCTTCAGTTCATAATCTGTGCCGCGATGTTTCTTATGCTCGTTAGACACCTCGAACAGATCTGTCTTTATTTTAAATACTTGACCCAAACGCAAATCAACTGCGTTAGGCTGTACATCTCCCTCTACCACATTCGTTAGTGTCGAACGTGATTCCTTACCCATAATGTGCTTCATTTCCATTCCTCTAAAATATGCTTCATTACAATATCCACTCTCGCGTCTAAAAAATCTACCGATCCATCATTCAACAGTATATGATCAACTAAGTGATCGTCGAATCCACGCTCGGTAATGTGGCCATCATATTGATACGATGGCCGATTAATCTTTACAATCTTTGCACCCATCCGTTTAAGTACGGTATATTCGTTATCAAACCGTAGATCTGTAATGATCCAGATCTTGTGCGGTTGTTGTGCAATTTGTTCTTTCACATACTCTGTGAATTGTTTACTGTCGTAGTACCTCATCAACATACCGATCTCACGTACGACGTGTCTGCCATGAGCAGCTGCCATTCGTGAAGACGGTAAATCGAAGGTTAGGGTAGTACGTTTAAAGTCGTCGTACTCTTTATTGTTACGATTGTCGAGGCCGAATATGTTTTGAATTACCTTCTTAATAGGATCAGCAAACGCAATCGTCTCGACGTTTTCGAATTTTGATTTAATTAGGGTAGCGACAGTATCTTTACCGCTACCCTTAGCACCTGTTAGTGCAATTATTTTTGACATAAGCCGTTAATATAACTAATATTGGATTCAACTAATTTGAGTAGCGATTGTACTTCATGTTTGTGATTGAAGTCAACTTCTTTCTCAACTTTACCATACTGCAAACCAGATGGTGAGTTGTCAAAACCGATACCATTCAAGCCAGCCCAAATAGCTGCAGACGAATCCCACGAGTAGATGTATGGGTGGTACTCTCTCAACAATTCTACTTCATTAGGGCCGTCTGTCATTCCTAAGCAGTGGAACTTCTTTAAAGCGCCAACAGTCAACAAGCCTGCATCGTCTAATGCCTTAAACATCTTCCAACGAGACAAGAAGCGTTGTAGTGAGTATGCTTGGTGGCGTTGACCGTCTCCATGCTTAGACTCATCAACCTCAAACGCAATAGGGCAAGTGAGGATAGACACGCCGATCAAATCGACATCTGGGTTCTCAATAGCCCACTTAAACGATTGCAGTACGCCTTCTAAGTCACCAAACTCACCCTGCGGAACATAGAATGTACCAAACCCAGCCGCTTTCAGTTCTGGGATCATCTTCTGTGCAGCTTGCTGCGTCTTCTGCCATGGTTCTTTTGGATAGTCAGACATCACAATAACGTCAGCTCCACAACGCTTACCCATATCAATCAGCTTATTGGAGTCGTACATTGGCCGACCTTGCTTGAACATCTCGAAAGCAGAGTTGTCCATGATTTTGACTTTACCATCTTTAAGGTTCAGATAGAATTCTGCATATGCAGGATCTTCTTCTACCAAATGAGCCAACAACAGGTGAGCTCCATTGTCTTTAGTGTACTTCTCTAAGAAGTGTGTAGGGGCGATGTGGCAGAACTTTACAGAGTCGCCGACATTCTTATTCAACTGCGTCATTTAATTTCCTTTTCATTAATTCGATATCATCCTTCAGCTCTAGCTTTCGTTTCTTCAGTCTAGTAACTACAGCATCTTGCCCGAAATGAGAATACTCACGCTCAATTTGCTCATCAACCTCTCTATGCTGATCCTCGAGATGCTTGATGTGATGTTTGAGTTTGTTCTTCGTAATCATATGATCAGCGTGTTGTGATTGGTTCTGGGCGATGGAAGTACATCCGGCAGCCATTCTCACCATCTTCTGATACTTCGATCACATAATCGCGATCGGGCCACTGTGAATTGCATTTTGCAAAAAGTTCTTTAGCCATCATCTCACATGATTTAAAATCAAGCGCTAACGTGCCATCCTGGTACCAGCTTTCCATCCATCGCTTTGCTTGGATGAACTCAACATCACGGTCGTCGTGGAATACTTCCATCTCTACACGGAAGTGGAAAATGTGACGGTGTGGTACGCCCAAGAAGCTAACATCGAGCCAATCACCTGTCTTCAACTTAGGATCAGTTGCTGCTGCTGGGTATCTGTGGATGCCTTCTTTCTGGAATGTTACCCAGATAAAAGACTTCGGTGCCTTTGTGATAGACACGCTACTATTATTTTGTGCAAGATTTACGGTCATACTATTATTCTCCTCAGTTACCATTTCAACTTCTCCACTCGTTTCTTAATTCTAGCAAACGTATTGCATACGTGCTGCTGTGTTTGATTCTCTTCCAGTATAAACATTTCTGTAATACCAGACAACCCCTCAAACGCTTTTTCTTCTGTTAGAAAGTAGGGCTCCAACATAAAGTTTTTAGGAAAGACACCTTGAATGCATGCTTCAACCATCTGCGCCATCTGTCTAGCGATTAGAGCATTCTCGTGCTGAACATTAATGTCGTCGAGAATAATAATCTCTTCGAAGATCTTATAC